TCGGACAAACGTGATCGTCTGGCACTGCACGGCCAATGCCCGATGGGAGTGGGCCACCGCAGCCGAACCCCTGCCGATCACCGCGTACATCGACGGCCCCCAGGTCTGTCAGATCACCGTGACCGACGACACCCAGACAGTCCGCCGCGTGATCCAACTCGGCGAGTCCACCGTTACCCCTGTGCCGCCCCCTGTGCCCGAAAAAAGGAAGACCCGATGATCCGCTACTCAATCGCCGCAGGCATCGCTCTAGGCGTTGCCTGTGCCGCGTACGTGTCTCGAGTCCCGCCAGTCAATAGGCCAGCGTCTGCGGGGCGTGTGGTGCGTTTGGCGACGGTGCCCCAGGGTGCCGCTTTGCCGACAGTCTCGACGACGTACTTTACCGAGTTCCACGGCCAGAAGTACTCAGTCTCGTGGGCTGCCCTCGATATCCCCTGCTGGATGGTCGGTGGGGAAGTGTTGTCGATCAACGGGAATGTAAGTCGCCGTTACGTCTCGAAATGATCAGGTCGTGAACAGCGCCGCGTCGACAGGCTCGATGGCAGTCACTTCCCAGGATTCCCACGGCATCCAAGTCAGTTGCACATATTTCCCGCTTGCGACGTCCGCATATCGGGAAATCGCAAGCACATCCACGCCCGTATCGGTGAGTGTGGCAATTGGATCGCCATCTTCCCGCCAGTAGATCGACACGTTGGCAGTGGTCGTTTTGATCATGCCGCCATCGGCCTTGGCGATCAGTTGCAGCATCGGTTGTGCAGTGACCCGGACAATCTCGTCTGGCGTCGTTTCTTCAACCGATGTTGTAACCGCACCGAGGGCAAACCCTCCTGTGTTGCGTCTCAGCTTCCAGCCCCCGGATCGTGGCCCAAGAGACTCGGGGACATTCGGCAGACCGTCGGACACTTCGTAGAGTGCCGCGACGATATCACCCGAGACTGCCACGCCGGTTTTCCCGGCTGGTATTGGCGTCGATCCGTTGAAAACGTGCTGGTGTTGCGCGCCGAATCGAGACGGCTTGACCGCATAATATCCATAGGTCGAGTCGTCCATCATTGTTAGGCCGTTCAACTGCATGCACGCAAACGCCGGGATTTCCTCCCCACTGAAGTTTTTGACCGGCCAGTATCGCAAATTCATCGCCGCTGGGCCGCGCAGTTGATTCACTTTCCGGGCTCCCTATCGCGTCTCTTGAGTTGATCCTTATCCGCTCGCCGTTGCTTCCTCAGCATGTCGTTCAGTCGCCGTTCCTTGTACGGTGGGACGTAGGGCGACGGCTCGTAGAGTCTGCTGGCCGCAGTGTAGCACCCGCCTCCGCCGATCTCCCATGTGACCTGCTGAATTGCCCCGTCAGGGTTGATGGCTTGGAGCCCGACGTACTTCCCGCTGGCCCCGGACTGCGTCACGTACTGCGAAATTCGGCCATTCGCGTAATACTGGCTGAGGGTGTTGAGTTCGTTTTGATAGGTCTTCTCCAACCACTCGACGAACAGCAGCGTTCCGGCGACGTAGCGTTGATACCGCTCCCAGATCAGCTCCTCGTGTCGGACGACTTCCGTCCCGTAGCCTGCCGTTGCCCCGGTCGCCTGCGTGTAGCTCCACCGCATGTGTGCGGAAGTGTCTGGGTGCCGCACAGTGAATGAGCATTCAAGGTACAGTTCAGCAGGGTCGAATTGCTTGGTAGCCGCGTTGTAGCGAACCACCTGATCTTCGAATCTGACCAGCCCCAGATCATGCTCGACCGTGAAACGCCCGGTGTATTGCACCTTGCCTTGACTGACACTGTTCAACGGCTTTTCGAGCGAGATATTGCCAACCCAGTAATCGCCGTGGATTGTCTCGGGACGTCGCCGGCGCAGACCGTTTGCATCCAGTCCAGTCTGTACCAGTCCCTTTTCCAATGGGAGGATCTCGCGAAGATACTGGACAGCGTAGGCAGTTCCGCCCACTTGCTGCGGCTGCACCTGCTGGGGGGCGGGCTGCCCCGGCATGCCTGGCCCAATGGGAATGATAGGGGCTTGTGATGGCGGGGGGCCGGGCAGCGTTACGACAGGTTGCGGGCTCGGGGAGTTCTGGTCGACGATCCGGTACAGGCGGAAGACGTCGCGAAGTGCCAAGGTCTTCCATTGATGCTCAGCAACATCCGAAAAGAACATCGTTTGTGAACCCCACCCGCCCGGGGGTCTGTATGACAATTGATCAATCGGCTTCACCCGACCGTCAGTGTCGTATGCCACCGCCTCTAGCTTCAGCCTCGCCTGATATCGGTTCGGGCCGCCCAGGATACGTACCGTCGCGGGTACTTCCGGGGGGTTGCTGCTCACCTCCTGCTCGATGAGGAAGGTATTCGCCGGAAGTGCGGCCCCGATTCCCTGCTGCCTGATGGCAACTGTCCCATTGATTTGCAGGACGACAACCATCCCGAACGGCTCGATCAGATCCGCCAACGCCTCGGCGGGATTCTCCGCCACCCATTCGCACTCGGGCCGCGCGTTGTTCGGGATGTCGGACACGCCGACAACGCCGGTCTCCCCCATCGCATCGAGGAGCAATTGGGCCAACTGCTGCGGGGTCTTCTCTGTCGCTGTGACGATCAGCCCATCGGCATCACGTTGATTGTAATGCCCGTAGACCTCGCCGAACCGCCACCGCCACCGCCGATCCACCGCCGAGAATGATACCAACGTTCCGTCAGTCGACCGCACCATTGAGGACTGATCCGCTCGGCAGTCCCGTAGCGTCAGCGTCGTTGTCCCGTGATAAAACACCACATCCCCAGTCGCGAAAATCGTGGCAGTCTGCGGGACGATCTGGAAACTGACCACACTTGGCGTGATGCCGTGCGTGAGGGTGTACGATGCCCCGAGGACATTCTGGACGCCCGGGTACGTGGCGTAGCTGTGATTCACGAGACGCTGCCCAGGGTGAGGCGTCGGTTATTGGGAATTTCCAGCGTGACGCCCTGCAGGTTGGTCCGGTTCAGATCGATCCCGTTCGTGAATGTCACAGTGCCCGCTGGATCGCGGAACGTCGCGCCGGCGAACAGATCACAATTGGTGACCGTCCTGGCTCGCTGGTTCGCCCGGAAATCCAATTCCCCGCCCGACAGTGTCAACGTCGTCAGAGTGCCCGTGCTCTCGTAGGAACAGTATCCACCGGTGATGGTCACAGTGACCGCCACGCCAGACACATGCCGCCACGATCCGCCAGACAGCGTTGTAGTCGTCACCGCGTTGTTCGTGGTCAAGCTGCCCCCTGTCTGCTCCAACGTCGTCAGCGTCACGCCAGACCCGATGACCACGGTTGAGTCTGTCGTCGCGTTTGTGCGGAAACCCACCTTTGCCGTGCTGATCTGGGATGTCTCGCTGGCGAAGAATGCAATCCCGAGGGAGCCTTTCGAAATGGTTATCGTGTTGCTGACGTGCGTGCCCTTCCACAAGATCGCTGGCACGCCCTGCAGCTCTGACACGCCGGAATTGAGTACGACCAACTGACACTGTCCCGACCCGCTGTCGATCTTGATCCGGCTCGAACCCTGCCCATCCCCTCCGCCAATCGTGAGGGCTTGCGTAACGCTGTCAGACGATGTTCCGAGGGCAAGGTATCTGTCGCGGTACTCGGCGTACGGGTAGGCCGAGTCATCCACGTTTGTGTCGGGCAGTCCGATCCGCCCCGTGTATCCCTGCGTGATCGTGATCGACTGGGGGGACACGCTCGACTGTGCCAGCCCGTAAAGGCAATCGACGTTCCCCGAGTCGTAAACGATCTCGTCGGAGTCCACCGGAACCGTTGACCCGCTCCAGTTCGCCGCGACGTTGAAGAAGTTCGGCCCGCTCGCGGAAATCGTCGTAGTAGTCGAGACGGTCCCCGACGTACTGCTCTTGCTCACGCTGATCGTGAACGGCTTGCCCTTGGTCTTGCCGATCAGCACCACGGTCGAACCGCTGGCAGCCGGCGCAGTCTCACCGCTGACAAACTCGCGGAACTCGGCCACATTCGGCCCGCGCTCCGTGACGCTGTACGCCGCCCCGAGGGCTGTCGACGTGCTCCCGAGGGCTGCTGCGAGTTCGGTCGCAATCTGCGTTGTGGTGACCGTGGTCCCGACGGTCAGCACGATTGCCCGACCGTTGCAGGTGACCGTCAGTGTGTCCGCTGCGACCCACGTCCCGCCGATCGTGATGGTCTCTTTTTGGGCCACGGGCAAGGCTGCCCCCGTCCATCGTCGTGTCGCCATTTATGCTCACCCGTTGGGGTATCGGAAAAGAAGGGAGGGGCTTTCGAACTCGTAAGCCCAGGAGACAGCGTACATCTGGTTCCCGTAGCGCCCGATCTTGCTCGGCGTGCTGTACGTGATCCGCCGTCGCTCGCGATGTTCCGCCGACGGGAACGCCGGCCCGGGGACCGTGGGCCATGTACTGACCCCGATACTCTGGCCCTGCTGCTGGCACGTGTAGGGTGTCTGCTGCCTCACGAGTTGCTCGACTGGGGGGCCGTATAGCGTCGGAATCACAACCTTCTGCTGACCCCCGCCTCCGAACGTGAACGTCTCGGACGTCGAGTAGACGCCCAGGTCTTGATTGTACTCGGCTTCGGCTTGGATCGTGTATGTGCGAAACGTGACGTACTCGGCACCATCCCCGGTCGGGTAGGACAGATCGAGGATCTTGACGCCCGTCCGGCTGCCGGTGTTTCTCATCGCGTGCCGAACGGTTGACCCGTCCGAGTCGTACAACACCAGATCCAACCCATCGGCACCGTATGCTGATTCGAGGGCGACAATCTTGGTCGACAGATCAGAGACGCTGCTGCCCTGCAGCATCCCCTGGATTGACCACGACGCGACGTATCCCGATCGAAGCCCGATCTCGTTGAATGTCGGCCGCTGACTGATCGAGATGATGACTTCGTTGTCGGGGTGCGAGTAGCTGCCGTATCGTAGGATCATGGAGCCACCCCCTGCCGCCTCAGTTGTGCCGCCTCATTGGCCTGTGCGTTCATCTGCGCCCGGATGCGGTTGATGGTGATCTCCTCCAACTCCTTCACCAATGGGGCGATCCGTTCCTCCAAGGCATCCGCCAACCGCGACGGGTCAAGGTCAACGCTGATCGTCTGCTTGATGTCCGCCGTGATCTTGGCTTCAGCTTCGGCGATCTTCCGGTCCAGCCCCAACAGCTTGACGATCTCCGCGAACCCGGCCGCATCTGCTCCCGCCTGTGCCTGCTCGGACAGGATGCCACGGAATGCGACATTGCCCCGGGCGAACTTCAATTCCTCGCTGGTCAACTGCCCGACGCCGCCCGGCCCGGCAACCTTGCGGGCGATGTCCAGAGTCGCTTGTTTCTCGCGAACATCCATCAGCCCGAACTCTTCGCGGGCTGCGTCAATCCGCTTGCGGGTCTCCTCGATCAGATCACGCTCGGCCTTGGTGCGCTCGAGGATGATCTGGTTGAGGTTACGCTCATTGTCCAGCCGGGATTGCTGGACGCTGCCGAATCGCTCTTCGCGTGCTCGCGGAGTGTTGCGGGCGTTCTCCTGATTCCGCTGTTCTTCTTCCCCAACAGTTCGAACCAGCCGCATCAAGCCGGTCCCCGCTGGCCCCATCGCATTGAGGAGCATTTCCCCCATCCCGCCCCGGGGAAGTGCTTCATTGACCGCTGAATAGAACTCTTTGCCCGGCTTTACGAATGTTTCCTCGCCACCCGCTGCCAGATCGCGGATCAGTTCGGACACACCACCCAACACGACCTTCGGCGCATTGAATGCCGTGATCGTAGCCGAGGCAATAGAGAGAAACTTGTTCTCCATGCCACCGCCGAAGAATCCCCTAGACGCTGCTGCCGCTCCACCAGCTCCCCCGCCTGCCGCTGCCTTGGCCTGTGCTGTGGCCTGTGCCGCTGTCGCTGTGGCGTTCTTAATCTCTTTCGCGAGTGCCTCAACCTCGATGGCGACCGGCCCGCCGATCCGTCGCTGACCACGTGCATTACCATAGACCCCACGGATTCGGTTAGGGTCGTCTGGAATCATCCCGCCACCACCGAACCCGCCGCCCGCCATCATGCCACGCTCTGGCACGATCGGCCCGCCTCGGTCGATGAATCTGCCGAAGCCCCCGGCCCGCTGCAGGCCACCGCCGCCACCCTGCGCCACGGCAGCCGGAACGATCAACCCGCCACCAACGTCGACGGCCCCAGGGGGAACAGGAGCCCCTCCGCCACGCCGACCACCTCCGCCACCCTGCCCAGCCCCGAAGCCCTTTCCAGTCTTGCGGTAGAACGTGTTATACGCCGCCTCGACCCGTCTCAGGCTGTCGATGTAAGCCTTTTCAACCCGCTTGATCTCGGCCAACTGGCTGTCGACATGTCGCTTCTGTGCGCTTCGCAGTCGCCCGAGGAATTGTTTCTCGGCCTGCTCGATTGTCTTCTGGATCGCCTTGATGCCTTCGGTGATCTTCCGGGCATCCGACGACGCTTGGAAGTCCATCCGGACCTTGATCAGCACATCGGTCGAGAGATTAGCCACGACGTCCCCCGATCAATGCACCGACTGGACCAGCGACACGCAACGCCAGCTCCATCTCCGCCGAGTCGCTCGCCTGCCTGATGATGGCCGCGTTTCGCCTCACGATTGGATCGTCTGGGAACTGCCCCACGGCTCGGCACTCGCTGTAATGCTGGTACGCCTGCCAGTTCTGATCGGTCAACGCTCGGGATTGCTCGGGCGTCCCCTTGGGGCAGCCGTTCGCCCGGGTACGACATGGCGGGAGATTGCCGACGGGCCGGCGCACCGGCTCGCCTCGGCTCTTCATTCGCTCCCCCGTCTTCTCGTCGTACACGAACGCCTCGCAGTCCTGACAATCGCGGTGAGCGACTTCGGGGTGCAGGATTGTCAGCCGCACCCCCTCCGCTAGTTTTTTGCCGTGTCTCCTGACTCCACCGCTCCACAAAGCAGCGTCCACAGCTTCAGCACGAGGGGATTGACCAACCGCTTGACGCTATCGACTGACACTGGCACCGCCTCACCGCTGGGCCCTGCGATGTTCCACGATGTGACCTTGGCCGCGATCAGATCGCAAACCAGCCGCGTCCAGCCTGCTTCGTCCAATCCCTTGGACTTGGCCAGATACTCCGCGAAGTCGGCCGCCGCCATCGGACGATACGCAATCTGGATCTCGTCCCACAGTTCGCACGCTGGCAACGTCGTCTCGCGGGTGTAACCATCGGGGATAAACGGGGAGGGCATCGTGTCGCCTTATGCTGTGCTGTCGCTGGTGATGACCAACTCTTTCGTTGCTCCGCTGCTGCGGGCCGATCCCGACAACGTGAGGAGGATCTCCCCCGGACCACCAACAACCGGGGAAGCATCGGGGACCATGAGGGCCGCCACTGCAAATGTAATCGATCGGTTCCCATTCGTCAGCACGAAGGTTGCCGCACTCGCCCCGCTGGAGTTGATCCCGTACAGGTCCACTTCGTCCGAGGTATACGGCACCGTCAGAGACAGCGTGACGTCTCGGCCTTCTGTGTGAATGTCGGTCGCGGTCTGCGAGTTCGCAAACCGGCTGTTAATCCGGTTGTCGATCGTCAGTTCCCACTGCGTGACCGTCCGCGTTGTCCCCTCGATCGTGCAGACGGCATCAGACCAGACATAGGGAGGATCGGTCGGGGCTGAGATGCTAGGAAAAGCAGTCGCGGATACGACCTCCGTCTTGCCGGTCAACTCACAATCGAGCTCCAAGGGACCGCCAGCCGAAGCCCGAAAGGTCGCCCGGCCGATCTTGCAACCGCCGTAGACGAACCGCTTCGCCACGCGGTCAATGAGCACGTCAAACGCCGGGAGAGTCTCCGCGAAGGCGAAGACGTCTGTCGATTCATTCGCCCCCATGATGCGGGGGAGAATCAGGTCCAGCATCGAGGGTGTAGCGTGAAATTGCACGCCCCCGCTGACCCGATAGATGCTGTCCCGTGTTCGCTCGATCGGGATTGATCGCGTCCCACGAATGCCGTTCGTTTCGACGATCTCCTGCTGCTTCCGCAGACTCTCAGAGATGAACTCGAAGGACTCGGTATAAGATCCGACCGCTGTTCCAGTCGCCGCCATCGATAGGCGGGACTGGTGCCCCATGCTTGCATCAGCCATTGCTCAAGCCCTCGTTGAATTGAGTCGCTACGGCTGCCGCCAGCCGGTTTCCAATCTGTGACACCACTTGCCCATTCACGCCGACATGCGGGCGGGCCACCATTCGCAGACTGCCGTCCTTGTTCTTCGTGCCGGTCTGGTGGAAATGGGCGTATTCCACGGACGTCCCGAAGGTAAACCAGTTATCCCCGGTCATCCACACCGTATCCTGTGTTCCCTGCGGGGTTGTGAGACTCTCGAACATCCGCCCGGTATCAACCAGAATCGTCGAGTGCCCCTTCGCAGCGATTGTAGACGGTGCCAGAGGAGCCCACGCCACGCCATCGGGCCCCCGCTGCTCGCGATACATCTCGCGTTCAAACTCCTGCACGAATCCGATCGACTCGTCAAGGGCCTGTGTGTAGATCCCGTTTTCCGCATACTCGGCCGCTCGAATCACCAACTCCACCATCTCGCCCAGGCTGTCCAGTGTGGTCACGTCCGGCCCTCCCGATTCGTGATCCTCAGCACGAATCCCGACACGAACAGATCCCGGGCAAACGCCGTTTGATCGACGATTGCCAAGGGCTGGAGCGACATGTTGTAACCGCGCGTCGAGTCCAGCCGCTGATTAGAGAACGCCTTGCGGATCGTCTCCCGCCATGTCAGCCGCTGATCCAACCCCAGCCGTTGCTTGTCCATCGGCTCCTCTGCGTCGATCCGCAGAGATGCCACGAGGGCCACGAGGACGGGATAGACAACGTCGTCTCGCACATTACTCGATGCTGTGATCGTCTCCGCCCCGAACGGGCTGATAATCACTGCGGGCATTCGCTCCGACGGCAGGCGGGCAATCTCCACCGCCGCACTCTGGCAGATCACCACATTCGCCCGAGAAATGCCGGGTAGATTCAACGCCTGAACCTGCGTCTGGACTGTCTCCAGAATCGTGGTCAACTCGGCGGTCATTAGACCTGCCTCCGACAGATGACCGTGTAGCGCGTGTCTAGGGTGGCATGGCTCGCGCTCAGCACCCGCCACCGCACGTTAGAGGCGTCAATGATGATATCGTCGACCTGCACGCCCTTCGCGCCCGCCTGTGTGGCATTGAGACTGAATCCCTTCTCGTCGCCCACGATATCGATTCCTGCCGCGTTGAGTCGCTGCCGATTGACCACCCCACCCACCGCGTTATCGACGGTTACCGACGTGGCACCATCCGGGCGGATCTGCCGCAATGTGACAGTCTCGCCGTTGTCCCACAGGGTGTAGTCGCCGCCGATGTTCAGCGTCATGTGGTGGCCTCGCCCAACTCCTCAAACGCCCCGACCGCAGCCGCCTGCAACGTGTTCAGGCTCATGATCTGGCCGAGGATCGCGGTACGGTAGCCGTTCCAGTCGACCTGTTGCCCGTCGATGTTGTACGAGGGCTTCGGGTTGGCTGATTCGGTCGTCAACGCCGCGAGTAGGTTGCTGCGAATCGTCGCGATTTGCTCGGCGTCGGTCGGCATCAGACGGCCTCAATTTCCAGCTTCTTGCGGGTCAACACAACGCCGCCATTGCCATTGCCGTTGTACGCTCGAATGGCATCCTCGATGGTCTCCGCCTCAACGATCCGCCAGTCTCCACCAGACCCCAGGGGCCGCATCCGATACCGTGGCAACTGCACGCCGGGAGGGGTCTCCTCCAGCACTGCCACAGTCTCTACGCTCTCGGTCACCTGCTCGACAGGCTCCGCCGCTTCCGCCTTTTGCTTCGCCATGCTCTGTGCTCCAAAAAAGAACCCCCGCCAGCTTGTGGCCGACGGGGGCGTATTGTGTCGGCCGTCACGCCGCTACTAGGCAGTACACTTCACCATCGCGCGCGGCTCGATGGTCGCAAACGCACCCCTCTCAGACGCCTTGAACCGCATCACTACATCCTGCGTGAATTCCGCCTCGTTGTTGGCGGGAGCCTGCACCACGGTGAGGGGCCAGTTCTGCATGTAGCGGAACGCTCGCCGAGGATCGCCGAGGTACCAACTGGTATCCGTGTTCATTCGGGCCGCCAGTTGATTGGTCGAGACGATGGTGTAGTTCGTGATCGGGTTGCCGGTCTTGGTCTCCGTGGGATTGCCAGTGGTGGCGTACCCGGGAGTCGCAACCGTGATCTCCGTCGCATTGATGACCCGACGGGCAGTGTAGAGCAACTGCCGAGTACAGATCAGATGCGACGGATTCAGGAGGATCGGCTCACCGGTT